TGAAATAATTTCGCCATTGTGTGAAACCTGATGCAGTATCATGATCTAGATCAAAGCCGTGTTCCATTTGCCAAGCGTGTACATATTCATGCGCTAGTGTAGAGAATAAATCTTTATCAGTCTTTACCTCGCTAGTGGCAACCCTGATCTTATGGTTTATCTTTTTATCTGAGATATTTTCGCCCTCATACATTCCCATGCACGAATCGCCGTCAAAACGCAAAACCTTAGTTTTTGCAAAATTAACCCTATGCTTTAACTTGAATTCATCTTGTAGCATAAGCTGAAACAATCTTGCTTTATCTGATCTAATCATATTAATCTACCTCAACTGTAACAATTTCACCTTCTGGTGTCATGCAATAGTAGGATGAAACCATGCCATAACCTACCTCATACCAACCCGAAGCCCTAGCCTTGATTGTAGCATAATCCCGATATTGTGCGGGAATGTTATTCAATATTGCAGTTTTAATTTTTTCGTTTATCATGGTATAGATTATAGCACAGTTTTTGAAGTAGGGGCAAAGCCCCTATTGTTTACAAGGTCTTTTCTGCCTTGATAAAATCGGCAATCTTTGCCAATGCTACCTTGTTAGCCTTGGTCAATGATTCCGTGTCGGCTTCTGTCAAGCCCAACATTTCGCCAATAAAATCTGCGTGAACATCTTTTTTAATCGGTGTTTCGCCTGATTTTGTTTTGTAAGCCTTAGCTTGGTAAACCTTTTCGCGTGACAATTTCGCAACCACAGAGCGCACAGTTTTACCCAATGCCTCGGCAATAGCATCTACAGTCACACCGCCTTGATAGTCGGCGATCATCTTAGCGGTTTGTTCCGCCGTATAGTTCACAGTTTTTGCAGTCATCTTATTTTCTCCTAGTAAGATTCTATTATAACATCATGGCTTCATCATTGCAAGCCATACCCACAATGGTGAAAAGGTTATTGCAACAAATAAAGTTGCTTGTAAAATTTCTTTTATCATGTTAGTGTATTTTGTCATCATGTGTTTATTATAACACAGTCAGCAGAAATTTATCAAGTGTGCGTAAATACAACATAGGGATAAACCCCTATTGACACGGGGCGGTTATTAGACCTAGAATTTTCACACCCACAGGGGCCCCCTCACACGGCCTACATAAGGGAAATTTCCAAACACCCCAAGGTGCCAAAATCCACACTTGCCTAAATGCCCCTAAACTGTTATAATTGACACAAAAGGATCAACCTATGACAACTCACCTACCTGCCGAAACCGTACGCATCTCTCCGGAAGCACTGGAAGTTGCCAACGCGTACCTACAATTAAACGATGCCAGAGCCGTAGCTCAAGAACTAGACCTTGACCCTGAAGTGGTAACCAACCTACTAGCCCGACGCGAAGTTAAATCCTACATCGACTCGGTGTTTTTTGATTCAGGCTACAACAACAGATTTTTAATGCGACGTGCCATGGATGCACTTATCAAGCAAAAGTTTCAAGAACTAGAAGAATCGCAAACTGGATCCACCAAAGACATTGCCGAGTTATTACAAATGTCACATAAAATGTCAATGGACTTACTAGATCGCGAAATTGCCTTAGAAAAAGCTCGCACTCAAACCGGGCCACAAAAGCAAGTTAATGTGCAAATCAACGAGGGCTTAGACGGATCAAAGTACTCACAGCTTGTGCAAAAGCTGATTAGTGGAGAAGGTGTCTAATGCTTGTAGTCTCACGTCCCGACGTCAACTGCGACGCCATTACCGAATTTGATCCTGCTAAGCGATTTATCAAGCTGCCGATCACCAACTACCTTAAATTGTTGAACATTTGGGATACCATCAACCGACCCCAAATCGCACTAATCAATGCAGTCAACGACCCCAAGTACAGGTTTATATGTGCGGCCCTTGCACGCCGGCTTGGTAAAACTTATATTGCCAATATTATTGGTCAACTTGTTACCTTAGTACCTGGATCAAATGTACTAATCATTTCCCCTAACTATAACCTGAGCTCAATTTCCTTTGAACTACAACGAAAACTCATCAAGCACTTTGACCTCGAAGTTAGCCGAGACAACCTCAAAGACAAAATCATTGAATTGTCCAACGGTAGTACCATTCGTATGGGCAGTCTTGGTACCGTTGATAGTACTGTTGGTAGATCGTATGATTTAATTATCTTTGACGAGGCTGCACTAGGCGAAGGCGGCGAAGCTGCGTTTAACGTAGCGCTGCGCCCTACCCTAGACAAACCCAATGCCAAAGCCATTTTTATCTCCACACCCCGTGGTCGTAACAACTGGTTTTCGCAGTTTTGGAATCGTGGCTTTGATCCCAATTTTCCCGAGTGGATCAGTCTCCAAGCTGATTACACCGAAAACACTCGCATGGCTGAGTCGGACGTAGCAGAAGCACGCAGGTCCATGTCAAAAGCCGAGTTTGAACAAGAATATCTGGCCTCGTTTACTGTATTCGAAGGCCAAATTTATGCACTAAAGGAAGAAGACATTGTTGAAATACCCACAGATCTTAAAGGTGAAGCGTTTGCTGGATGCGACCCTGGCTACCGAGATGATACTGCTTACTGCACTGTCATTTACGATTGGGGTCGCGATTGCTTTTATATTGTCGACGAATACTTAAAGTCGGAGCAGACTACCGAGCAACATGCTACGGCGTTTCGTGAGCTCAATGAGCGGCATGGTGTTGAAGTTACCTTTATCGACTCGGCAGCTGCACAGTTTGCTAGTGACCTTGCCTACTTATACAATATTTCAACCACCAAAGCCAAAAAAGATGTGCTTCCAGGAATCGCCTATGTGCAAACCTTATTGCAACAAGGCAGATTAAAGGTAGCTCCACATTGTACACACGTACGAGCAATGTTTGATCAATATCGCTGGGATCAACGCGAGGGGCTGCAACGTGAACGCCCCATGCATGATAAATATAGTCACATGGCTGATGCCGTCAGGTATGCACTGTATACCTACACAGTATAATGGCTAACAAAATTTATGCATTGACATTTTGTTGCTTGAGTGCTATAATACTAGGTAATTGTGGTACATGTTTGTACCCTTGGAGAATAAAATGGATAGAACAGCATACGAACAAATGCTAAAAGCGGCTTTTGCCAGTGAATTCTCATTCTTTTTGAAAGCCGCTGGTTTTCACTGGAATGTAGAAGGCAGCTTGTTCCCACAATATCACGAATTGTTTGGTAAGATTTATGGTGAAGTCTACGGGTCAATTGACCAGTTCGCTGAAGAACTTCGTGCTTGCCGTATTTATGCGCCTGCATCGTTTGAAGTGTTTGACGAGATTTCAGCAGTTGAGTGTGAAAACGAAGTGCCTACGGGCATGCAAATGACACAACAACTTTTAGCTGACTCAGACTTACTTGGTGAGATTTTTCGTGCAGCTTATTTAGCAGCCGATCAAATGGGTGACTACGGTTTGGCAAATTTCTTTGCTGATCGTCAAGACGCTCACAAGAAGCACTCTTGGATGTTACGTAGCACATTGAAATAATGGCCAAAAACACAAACAAGCGAATCCCTGTAAAGTGGGTTCGCGACAGGGCTAAAGCAGCCTATGAAAAGAAAGATGTATGCTATGTTTGCGGTACTCACACAGACTTAGAACTGCATCACCTACATTCGGTTACTATACTCTTGGATAAATGGGCCTTAGCCAAAGGTTACGATATTTCAACGGACGAAGGCATTGTTGCTGTCAGAGATGAATTTATTGATGAGCATCGCACAGAGTTATATGACCAAGTTTACACCCTTTGTAATCGTCATCATGTAGCGCTGCACGGCGTTTATGGTAAAGCACCGCGACCAGGATCAGAGCCAAAACAAGCACATTGGATTGAAAGCCAACGTGCTAAACATTCCGGTGAAAAGGTTGTGCCTAAACAAAGCTTTGGTAGTTTTTTCTCAGAGTTCACTTAAGGGAAAACTATGTCACGTTTTACAGATTGGGTAGTTGAAAAACTAAACCCAGCGCAAGCTCGTATTGCTCAGGCAGCGGGCACACAAATTGGTTCGGAAAGCAAGATCACGTATCAGCAAGCTTTCCAAAAGTTAGAGTCTGTTAATCGCTCAGTTAGTATGCTTGTTAATGCTGCTGCTTCGCTTGATTACGACGTCAAAGATAAGATTCATGATGGTGTTATCGGCGGAATTCGTCAAAAGTCACTAAACACGCTCTTAAACTTTCGACCTAATCCTTACCAATCTACACAAGAATTTCGTCAAGCAATCTTTACAGACTTGATCTTGGAAGGCAACGTATTTATACACTTTGATGGTGTATTTATGTACCACTTGCCTGCAGGCTCAGTAGAGATCTTAACAGACACCAAAACATTTATCCGTGGCTACCGCTACAACGGTATGGTTGAATTTAAAGAAGCTGAAGTGTTTCACTTCCGTGATTTGAATAGTCATTCAATTTACCGTGGTGCGTCACGACTTGAAGCAGCTCAGCGATCAATTGCTACATTATACGCAATGAAAGAGTTTCAAGAAAACTTCTTTGATAATGGAGCTGTATTTGGTTTAGTACTAACTAGCGAAAATACACTTTCACAAGTTGCAAAAGAAAAAACAATACAATACTGGTTACAAAAATATTCAACTAAACAAGGCGGTAAGCGTCCTGTGATTTTGGATTCAGGACTAAAGCCTGCACAAGTATCCACTCAAAACTTCAAAGATATGGATTTTGATCAGTCGATTAAAACCCATAACGAATTAATTATGCAATGTATTGGTATTCCGCCCATTTTATTGGCTGGTGGAAACAATGCTAACATTTCACCTAACTTACGCTTATTTTACTTAGAAACAGTAATGCCAGTTGTTCGTAAGTTTGTATCTTCATTAGAGCGATACTACGGTTACGACATTGAAGCTATCACTGCATCAGTAAGTGCATTGCAACCAGAATTAAAAGATATTGCTGCCTATCACTCGACATTAGTCAACGCAGGCATCATTACAGCTAATGAAGCAAGAACAGAATTACGTTATGACAAACTTGATGGTCATGACGAAATAAGAATACCCGCTAATATTGCGGGTTCGGCTGCTGATCCGTCGAAAGGTGGTAGGCCCACAGATAATCAGCAATAAAAGGGGTAATATGGTAGATAAAAGTAAAATACTGTTTTTAAACAGTTCATTTATCAAGAGTGACACTCCACCAGCTACCGCCGACGGAAAAATTGCCAGCGTCACTATCGAAGGCTACGCAAGTACCAACGATGCTGATCGTCAGGGTGATGTTGTTCCAACAAGCGTTTGGGAAAAGGGCATCCAAAATTACTTAAAGAATCCAGTAATTTTGGCATACCACGATCACAGCGAACCAGTCGGGCGAATGGTAGAACACCGGATTGATGGCAAGGGATTATGGATTAAAGCCCGTATCTCTGCAGCAGCCAGTGAAGTGTTTAACCTTGTAAAAGACGGCGTTTTAACGGCGTTTAGTATCGGATTCCGAATCGTAGATGCGGAGTACAATTCAGCTGCAGAGCTGTTTGTGGTAAAGGAATTGGAACTACATGAAATTTCAGTAGTGTCAGTACCAGCTAATCAAAATACACTATTTAGTCTTTCTAAGGCGTTTGATACAGCCGAAGAATTTAAATCTTTCAAAATGCAGTTTGCACCCAAAAGCGAATCAGCTAAAGGGCTAGAATCCTCAACGGAAGCAAGCAGCGAAGTCAAAAAGGAAATGGAAATGGATCCAAAACAATTAGAACAAATGTTAGCTGATGCAGCTAGCAAAGCGGCTGAAGCAACTGCAAAAGCCATTGCCGACAAACAGGCAAAAGAATTAGCTGAAAAAGCTGCTGCTGAAAAAGCACAAGCTGACTTAGATGCCAAGGTGAAAGCCGCTGTTGCCTCTATCTCTTCTGGTGATACAGGTGCAGAGCGTTTGTTAGCTGAAGTTGAAAAGCGCTTGGAAAAGGCTGAAGAGTCTAGCAAGTCTGTTATCGCTGGTTTAGAAGCTTCTTTGAAAGAAAAAGCTGCTGAAATCGAAGCAATCACAAAATCAAAAATGTCTTTCCAAGAAGCTAAAGACGGTATGTCTTATGCTGACAAAGAAAAGGCTGTTTTGTTATCTAAAATGGCTGGTAAGTCTATTGACGGTACAAAAACTGGTCGTCAATTAGTTGAGAAGTACGGTGCTCACGTTCCTTCCGCCACATGGGAAACTGAAGTTTCTTTGAACTTGGAATCTGAAGTTCGTCGTCGTTTGGTTGTTGCTCCTATTTTCCGCAACATTGCTATGCAAACCAACGTGATGACTATTCCAGTGAACCCAGAAGCAGGTACTGCAACTTGGGTTACCAACGCTGACTTTGGCGCCGTTCCTGCTACCTTGGGTGCAGCTGGTCCTTCTGCTGGTGGTAATGCTACTCACGCTCTCAAAGAAATCACTTTGAATGCATATAAACTTGCTACAAACGAGTATACTGCATACGAAGAAGAAGAAGATGCATTGTTGGCTTTGATGCCCATCATCCGTGATGGTATGATTCGTCGCGTTGCCCGTGCTGTTGACAAGGCCTTCTTGTTAGGTGCTGGTTCTGGTTCTGATCCTGTTAAGGGATTGTCAAACTGGGCTACTAACACCACTGCCGCTGGTAACACTGTTGCTGCTGGCATGACAGTTGCTAAAATGCGCACATTGCGTCAAGGTTTGGGTGCTTGGGGTCTCGATCCAGCTGAAGTAATTTATGTTGTCAACACAGACACATACTACCAGTTGTTGGAAGATCCAGTGTTCCAGACAATGAATCAAGTTGGTACACAAGCTACATTGTTGACTGGTCAAATCGGTCAAATCGGTGGTAGCCCCGTGTTGGTCTCTGCAGAATTCGCTACCCCAGGTACTGGTGTTGCTGGCGCTGTCTGCTTGAACCCAGGCAACTTTATCGTTGGTAACCAGCGTGGTCTCCGTATCGATACACAAGAATTAGTTGAAACACAGCGTCGCGTTATGGTGGCTAGCCTCCGTACCGGTATGACACGTGTTACCACTAACTTGGGTAACGCTGTTACAGCTCACAAATACACAGCAACCTGATTTGCTAATGTAATTGTTAACAAGACCCTTCGGGGTCTTGTTTTATAAAGGTATTATGTGCCTTTATAAAACAAGCGAGGTATTTATGGCAACAAATTTAGTAACAAAAGCAGAATACAAAGCTTACATGGGAATTACTAGCACAAACTCTGATGCAGAAATTGATTTCTTAATACCCAAAGTTAGCGATTTAGTAAAAACATATTGCCGTCGTACCTTCATTGATTTTTACGACGAGGCCAAAACAGAAGTGTTTGATGGTGGCTTTAAACAGATCATCTTAAAAGAAACTCCAGTAGTTACAGTTAATTCAGTTGCGTATAGTGCCGACTATGGTAAAACTTATACTAATCTTGTAAAGTTTACCGACTGGGTTCAGCGTGATGACTATGTACTTAGTTTGAGTCCTGGAGGCTTTCCAGAACAAATTAACGGCTACAAAGTAACTTATTTTGCAGGATACGAAACTGTTCCCGCAGACTTAAAACTGGCAGTATTAGATTTAATAGAATACTATTCACGAAACAATGGTGTTGTACACAGTACTCGCGATTTAAATCCAGGTACTACTCAAATTAATTATGTAAGTACAAGCAACTTTCCAGCATCAATTAAACGTGTATTAGATCAATATATGGCGGACTTTGCATAATGGCGTTCTATACAGCGGATTGGTTTAAAAAACTTGCACGAGAAGATCACAAGTTTATTCAAGAGTATATCAGTAAAAAAGACAATGATATACGAAGCTACATCGATAGTACACTACCATTTACCCTGTATTTAGATATTGGCAGTATTAGAAAGAATGTTTTACAGCCAGAAGCAAAAGCTATTCAAGATTTAACACAGCTATTAGGACTTCAAAACCCTGACATTATTATTCAGGAGTTAGATAAGGCATATCAAAATACTATTAATGAGTACATTGATAGCTCTCCACAGATAGACTCCAAAGAGTTGCAGAATACCTTAGAAAAGTTAAATCAAAGCATACAGCTAGATAACGGTACAATTAAAAGTACTATCCAACAATTGTTCAAGAAAACAGTTGTTATAAAAGAGTTGTCCAAGCGTAATAAAAGTGTTTTGATACTTTCGCCAAAGTTTAGAACAATACAAGATAAGTTTGGTAGCAGAGTAAAAGCAAATTTTAATTATTCGGCGTTTTCTGATCTAATTGATGATAGTTTAGGAAATAGCCCTCGTAATATAATTAAAGGCTATTTAGATAAAAACTTTGCTGTATTACAAAACTTAGGTCACGTTGAAATAGACATTTTAAGTTCCAAAGAAGGTTCTTCAGAAGTAAAGCGTGGACTAGTTAGTCCCCGTCTTTTACAAGCGCTACTAGAGTGGCCAAAAGATGCCAAAGTTGACAGACTAGTAAGAACTTTTAGCAAAGAAACAGGACAAGCCGAAACACGTATTATTGTTCGTAAAAAGTTTAATAATACCAAATTAGTTTTGGAAATGCTTATCGAATCAGGATTGATGATAGGCTCGCTTGAATCACAAGCAGAAAACTTAGCAAAGTCTCCTAAAGAAGCTAAGTTTGGAATAGGTAAAGCGTTAACAGCAAGGTTAAGGCAAAACAAGTCATTACTTCTAGATTTAGTGACTTCCAAGAGTTTAAGGCAATATGTTCAAGAAAACCTTAAATCACATTTAACAAAAGGAAAGTCGTCCGGTAACTATAATAGTAATACTACGATAGTAGAAAAAACTAAAGTATCTCGATCACGGACTAAAGTACAATTACCAACTACTAAAGAAATAGTTGCTAATGTACCTAAGCTTTCAAAAAGCAAGCAGTCAGTAAGTAGTCTTACTAACTTAGAAACACTACTTCGTGCAGGAATAGCCGATACCATTAAGAAAAATATGGGTAAAGGCGACCGACGAGATATTTTAAATCTACGTTCAGGTAGGTTTGCAGAAAGTGTTACAATTGAGCGCATTTCTAGAAGCAGAGCAGGAATGCTTTCTGTGTATTATAATTACATGAAATATCCATATGCTACTTTTAGTGCCGGCGGTAAACAAAGCACTCCTAGGACTCGAGATCCTAAATTGCTAATTTCTAGCTCAATTCGTGAAATTGCACAGAAAAGTGTATCCGATAGAATGAGGGCGGTATTAGTATGAGTAAAAGAACACATATATTAAAAGCTTTATCCGAAAAATTTAAAGAAATAGACGGCACAGGGATTTACAGTACTGACATTGCTGGAAACAGCTACCCCAAACTAAAGTTCTGGGACGAAGTACAAGACTTCCCCTGCGTCTATCTTAGCCCAGGTACAGAAACTAGAGAATATCACCCATCAGGATTTTCCTGGGGCTATTTAATAGTATGTATAAAATGTTACGTTAGAAGCGAAGACGAAGCACAAGATCAACTAGAACTTTTACTAGAAGATGTAGAGAAATGCGTAGATGCAAATCGCGTATTGGTCTATGACCAAGATAACAACTTGGAAACGACTGAAATTTTAGTTCAGTCTATTACTACTGACGAAGGGCTGCTTAGTCCTTACGGAGTAGGAGAAATATATATACAGGTGCGGTATGCACGAGATTAATTACAACGTATAAGTACAGATAAATGTCTAGTCCACATACTTGTAGTTATTTAACATAAAAAAGGAATAACTATGGCAGTTAATTTAATTCGTAATAGTAGAGTCTTCTTTACTACTAACGTAGACAGTCAAGGCCGCATTCGTGCCGGTGCTTACAAAGACGAAGATCAGCCGTTCACAACCTCTAATACTTGGGAAATCCAAGTTTTGGAAGGCATGAGTTTTAGTCAAAACACAACAGTTGATACTGTTACATTGAATGAAGCCGGAGCTGCTCCAGCTCGTGGTCAGCGTAGTTTCAATACTGCTCTTGAGCCTTTGGACTTCAGTTTCTCAACTTATTTACGTCCACGTTTAGACTCTACAACAATTACCTGTGAAGAGAGTGTGTTGTGGAACGCCTTTGGTGGTTCTGTCGCAAAAGGTTCAGCTGGTGCTGCCTGGGCAGACGGTACTGCTCCCAGCGCTGGTATTTTAAGTTTAGCTAACTCTAACAAACACCAACTTCAAGCTTTTGGTTTGATTGTTGTATTTGATGATTTGGCATATGCTTTAGATAACTGTGCTTTGGACACTGCTACTATTGACTTTGGTATTGATGCAATTGCCTCAATTCAATGGGCTGGAAAAGGTAGTTTGATTCGTCAGATCGCCCTGACTGCTTCACAAGCAAATCCTGTAGTGTTTACAGGTGCTGATGTTGGTGCTACTGGTACTGAAGAAGCAACTGCTAAAAATACTACTGCTAAGTATATCACTAACAAGTTGAGCACTTTGCAAGTTAATAACGATATCAACGATTTTACTGGTAGCGACTTTACAGTGCCAATTACTGGTGGTTCTATTACCATGAGTAACAACCTGACATACTTGACACCAGCTAACTTAGGTGTGGTTAACTTACCTATTACCTATTTTACAGGTACACGTAGTGTTACCGGTACTTTAACCGCTTATTTGCGTAGTGGTGCTAGTAATACTGGCGGTTTGTTGAACGGTTTGTTGGCTAGCGCTGCTACCGAAATTAACCCAAGCTATGCTATCAACATCCAAATGGGTGGCGGTACAAATGGTACACGTGTAGATTTGAAACTGCCCGCAGCTATGTTGCAAATCCCAACAGTTAACACAGAACAAGTTATTAGTACAACTCTGACCTTCACAGGCCAAGGCTGGACTGGTACTGCATTCGATATTGACCAAGCTAACGAAATTACGGTCAACTATTTCGCAACAGCTTAAGCTGTAACGTTAACAGCAGGTGCTGGGTTGATCTCCAGCACCTATTTTTTAAATCCAATACAGAATAAAAATCAAGGAATATTATGGCACAGGAAATTAGCCTAAAGTCATTATTAGTACCATCAAAAACAGTAGAAGTTGAATATCCAGGTTTTCCAGATTTCAAAATTACTGTTGGCTATATGTCACGCGAAACACTAATCAACCTACGTAAAAAGTCTACAAAAAATACTTTTAAGGGTAAGGCTGTACAAGACGAATTCAACGAAGATCTTTTCTTAGAACTCTACGTTGAAGCTGCTATTAAAGGCTGGAAAGGTCTTAAATTTAGTTATGTAGATCTTTTAGTACCCGTTGATGTTTCAGAGTTTGATCCACAAGACGAACTTGGCTACAGCAAAGACAATGCTTTGATGCTAATGAAGAACAGTTCACAGTTTGATAACTTTATTAGCGAACAGGTGAATGATTTAGCAAATTTTACGAAGAACAGTTAATTACTGTTAAAAAGCAGCTAATTAACTATCAGCAAAATAGCGCAGTCGGAATGACCAAAGAACAGTACTTTGATCTATGTGATCAACTAGGAAATGCTCCAGTAGAGGATGAAATTCCTTTAGATTTGGATGACTTTCCTATCGAAGTACAAGAAGCCCTTAATATTTATAGAGTACTAAGAGATGAATGGGAGTTCGTAGCTGGTAGCTATTTAGGAAAAAATTTGAATACAATATTTCAAGTTTTTGATGCCTATAATATCCCTAAGATAGATCATAGCTTTTATTACAACTTAATAAACATGATTGATTCTGTACGGATTGAAGAAATGCGCAAACAAGCAAAGAAACCCGCTAACTAACATTAGCGGGTTTTTTATTGCTAAAAATTTTTTGGTTTGACAACGAGGTCCTATAATGTTATAATGGTAACAAATATATTTACTTACTTTAAGTTTATAGCCCAGGAGACTGTATGGCAGGTGAAACAATAGATTACGACTTATCGTTTAATGATAAGTCCAACTCAATGCAGAAACGCATTGATGATGCAAAAGCTCTTAATAGAGAGATGACAAAAGCTGCCCAGAGTGCTTTCAAGGCTGAAGGCGATAAGGGCGTTAGTGGACAAGATTACGGACGAGCACGGGCTTCCGTAGGCACAGGTGCAGGTGCACGCGACTTTGCCAAAGAATCGCAAGGTTTAGGCGGATTAGTACGTTTATATGCTACTGTAGCAGCTAATTTGTTTGCTGTTGGTGCTGCCTTTAATACCTTAAAAGAAGCCATGAATACTACCAATATGGTAGAAGGCTTAAATCAATTAGGGGCTACAAGCGGACAAAGCCTTGGAACATTGGCTAAAAATCTTGCAAGTGCAAGTGGCGGAGCATTAAGCTTACGCGATTCCATGGAAGCTACTGCCAAAGCAACAAGTGCTGGTATGAGTGGAAAACAGTTGATGCAATTAGGCAGTGTTGCTAGAAACGCATCACAGGCATTAGGCCTAAGCATGACAGATGCTGTAAGTCGTTTAACTCGCGGTATTACTAAGCTAGAGCCTGAGCTTTTAGACGAATTGGGTATTTTTACAAAGATTGATAAAGCCACTGAAGACTATGCTCGTTCAGTAGGTAAAAGTGCCAGCGCATTAACAGATTTTGAACGTCGTCAGGCGTTTGCAAACGCCGTACTTAAAGAAGGTACAGATAAGTTTGCCGCAATTAATATTCCTACTAATCCTTATGACAAGTTATTGGCTAGTTTAAAAGACTTAGCACAAAACGGACTAGAAGCAGTTAATAAAGTATTAGGCCCACTATTAAATAGCTTAAGCCAAAGTCCTGGGGCACTAACAACTGGTATTGCATATTTATCAGCAATGTTGGTTAAGCAAGCACTACCAGCGATTACACAATATCGTGAAGGTCTAGTTGCAAGTGCTGCAGCTGCAGCAAAAGCAGCTGAATCTCGTGCAGCAGACGCTAAGGCGGCCCAGGTTTCACAGGCTGATAAAGTTAAGGAAATGGCAGAAGCTGCTGCTGAAAAAGAAGTAGCAGCTGTAGATAATGCTGCAAAAAAGATTGAAGCTATTCGTGGTACTAGTTTTGGCAAAGCCTCTAAAGGATACGCCATATTACAAAAGGCTACGCAAGATGTAACAAAAGAAGAGCTTGACTACTTGAATAAAGTTGGTGCTCGCTACGAAAAACAGAAAAAATTTGATATTGCAGAGCGATACTATGAAGCCGCCCGTGCTATTGAGGCTAGTAAAAAAGCTGAGCAAGATTATGGTCGTGTAGTTGCTGAAACTACACGTGAACTAAATAAGCAACAAAGTTTATGGACTGCTCGTGGTCGTGCAGAAATTCTTGCTAAACGTACAGCTGATGTTGCTGCCAGCAAGCAAATCTTAAGTCAAGCATCAACAGATACAAGTACTATTGGAGTATTCGGAGCCTTCTCAGAGATGAGAAAGAATTTAGGCGAGTCTCAGATGGGCCCAATTCGAAAAACTTTTACTGCCCTTAGCGGAACAGTAACTATTGCAACCACTGCTATTACAAGTTTTGTAGGCGCACTGCAAGGTTTTATTGGAATCGGTGCTGCTATCGTTGGTATTGCTACTCTTATTGATAGTTGGTTTACTAAGAACGGCGAACAAGCCAAAGCTTTTACAGATGCCATTGAAACATCTACAGAAGCAATCAAGACATATGAACGTACATTAGCATTTTTAGCTAAACAAAATCCTGAAGTATTGTTTCAGTCAAAGTCTCTTACTGCACAAGCTAATGCAATTCAAGGTCTGGTCGATGGGTTATCAATACTTCGCGAAAAATTCCAAGAACTAGACAAAGCTACCAAAGGTTGGGATCGATTTACAGATAGCTTAGCTGCTATGATTGGCAAAGACCAATTAAGTAAGTTCGCAGAAGCTACTGTTAGCAATATTGTTCAAACTATTGCAGGTATAGATAGCGAAGTAGCTCGTGAAACTGCTTTAAAAACAGTGACTGCTGAGCTAGG